TGCTTGAACTGATCGTCGGCGGAAGCGTGTTTGACCAGAGCAGTTGCCCGCCAGAGGTAAGCCTGAAAACGCTTACTGGAGGTCCGCTTCCCGCGCTTGATCCTGCGACAATGCAGTTCCCTGCGTCGTCAACCGATATGCTGAAGCCGCGATTTTGGTTGGCGTTTCCGAGTATGGCGAGCCAGTGCGAGCCCGCCCCCTTCTTCCGCCCGTCCATCCCCTGAGCCTGCATCCTCATGCCCCCCATCGCCATGCTCTGAGAGCCAGCCGGGAGGGTCATGGACTGGGCCAGAAGGCCCGTAGGTCCGAGGGGCTGGGCGGGCATCAGTAGGCGAGGCCCTGCGCGTTGAAGACGATGCCGGTGTTGGTGACGGAAATGCCCACATAGAGCGTGTCATTCGGCCCCAGGATCAGGGGCGCGGCGTCCGTGTAGCCGAAGTCCTGACCCGCCTGCGCCGAGGTCGTCGCCACCGTGTAGGCGGGCAGGAGAACCGACTTGATGAACCGCTTGGTCGTCCCGCCGTCATGGCTGACGAACAGTTGGCACTCCGTCGCCGTGTTGGTCGCCCGGGCCAGAGCCGTCAGGCGGCTGATCCGCACACCGTTCCGCGAGGTCCGGCTGTCCTGCACCGTCACGCCAGAGCCGCCGCCCGTCGTCGTCGAGGTGGCGTTGGAACCGTGGGTGATGGTGTAGGTCGACGAGGTCAGGACCGTGACCTGATAGGCCCCGGAAGGCGTGATGCCACCCACCGCCGTCGCGCCCGCGATGGTGGTGGTGTCGCCCGTCGCCAGACCGTGCGCCGCCTGCGTCACCGTCACGGTCGGCGAGCCGTTGGTCACGCTGAACGGGTTGGGGTTCAGGAGGTAGACCGGGGCCAGCAGGACCGTATTGGTCGGGCTGTCCGTGTAGGTGGTGTTCGCCGTGGTGGCGACCGCCGTCGCGCTCCAGATCTGCTGGGGCGTGACAATGCTATTCGGGGAGAGCGTCCCGTTCACAACAGGCATGGGCAGGAGTCCTTAGAGAGCCGCCGCGAAGGCGACGGCGAGTTTGGTGGCCGCTGCGGCCTTGGCGGCCTGGTCGGAGGCGTAGTCGGTGATCTGCGAGGTCGTGACGGTCGGGGTCTGCCAAGAGGCGTTCACGCCGTCCGTGCCGAGGAACTTGCCGGCATTGCCGCCTTGGCCGGGGAGCGAGCCCGCAGCCATTGAGAAGGCCACGCCGTCGACATAGCCCTTCGTGGCGCTGTCGGTGTTGGCCGTCGGCGAGCCCACGTTCTGGAGCCGCGCCCCGGCAAAGTCGGTCGTCGTCGAGGTCTTGTAGAAGTTGATCCCGTCCGGCGAGTAGCAGAAGCCCACCTCACCCGCAGCGAACGATGCCGTCGCGCCAGATCCGGTCGTGATGACAACCGCACCCGAGGCCGTGTTGCGGACGAAGTAGAGCTTCCTGACCCCGGGAACCGTGATCGTCCCGCCCGTCCCGCCGGTGATGTTCAGCGCCATGCAGCGGGCCTGATCGGTCGCCCCGTTGACGCTGGTGAGCGCCGTCGGGCCAGACAGGCTCAGGCTCACCGCACCGGCCAGCGCGTCCTCGATGAGCTGGAAGACGCCTGCGTTGAGGTTTGTGCCCCAGGTGTTGAGGTTCTCGCCCGGAGCCTGAAGGTTGAGCCGAAACGATATCGTATAGTCTGAGGGCATCAGAGAGCGCTCCCGTCAGCCCGAAGCCAGGTGTAGACCCCGGCCACGGGGGTGCTGATGGCGATGGAGTTCTTGTCCGAGACGTGGATCATGCAGCCGGGCCAGCTTGCGGCCGGCGGGAGGTCAGCAAACAAAACCGTGGGCAGTTGCACCGGCTTGGTCGGAACGGCCTGCTCGTTTATCGCGTCCTGCATGTCCTGCAGGGTCGGAGCGAGCGGAAAGCCGAGGGTCGGACTGACAGGCCTCATTGCGGGGTCCATCCCTCCAAGGTCGTCGTAATCGGCGTCCATCCCTCCGAGGTGTCGGGCTGGGCGGTCCAGGCTTCAGAGGTCGAGGCCTGCGGGGTCCAGGCTTCCGGGTCGCCGGCCTGCGTGGACCAGGTCTCCGGGGTCTGCGGCAGGACTTGCCACCCTATGACCAGGAGAACCGCGTCAAGCCGGTCCTGGGCCTCAACAATCGAAGCGGCGCCCGCGATCAGCACGTCACCAGCCGCCGACAGGGTGTCCGGGGCCTCCGTGATGGAGGCGGATCCGGAAACCCCCGTCGAGGCGACCGTGCCCGAGGCCGAGGCCGTATCCGCCGCCTCCGTGACCGCGACAGAGCCGGAAACCAGAACTCCGCCGCTGATGGCGGAAATATCCGCGCCCTCGGTGATCGAGGCGGTTCCCGACACAAGGACCGCACCGGAGGCGGAAAGGCTGTCAGCGGCCTCTACAATGGCCGCATCGCCCGTTATCGCGCCGCCCGAGACCGAACCCGAGGCCGAGGCGACATCCGCCCCTTCCGTGATCGACGCCGACCCGGAAACCTCGACCTGGCCCAGCGCGTCAAGCGTATCCGCCGCCTCGGTGATCGAGGCCGAGCCGGTGATGCCGCTTGCGCCGGCGGCGACAATCGGCAGGAGGCCTAACTCAGCCGTTGCGTCGTCGAAAAGACGACGGGAAGCCATAGGTCAGACCTCCGCGAGCAGGATCGATCCTGAGACCACCTGAGCGGCGTTCATCACGCCGAGAAGTGAGATGCAGGCCCCCGGCTCTGCCTGAGCCAAAGACCCGACGAACCCGCCGGACGACACCGCGTCAACGACGTGCGCGCCCTGAAAATCATTCAGCGCAATCATCGCCAGCGCCTTGAACATGACGATGCCCACGTTGGCGTTGGAGGCGGTCGCGGAGGCGAACGTCACGGATTCGACAGAGCGCGCGCCAGTGTCACCTGTTGCGAGCGGCAGAGGGATTACCGTACCGGCCTCCCGCCAGCCGGTTCCGGCGAATTGGGTCGCCAGGGTCGTTCGCCCGGACGTCCCGGCCTGGTTGGTGTAGCTCGCAGTAACGGTTACTGCGGTGGACCCGTTCTGAGCAAAAAGGATCACGCCGATCATCACGCCCTCGCCGCTCGTGTAGCGAGTGAGCGCGGCAGTCGGAAGGTTGGTTGTCTGCGTCGTGGTCAGGGTCGAGTTCAGGCCGCCGGACTGGTTCAGGATGTCCGCCACGATCAGGCAGACGCCACCCGCCCCGCCGGGGTTGGCCCGAGCGCCCAGCAGGGTCAGCCGTCCGGTGTTGACGGTCGGCAGGGGGCCAATCGCTATGTCGGACGTGTCGTTAAGTGCTACAGATGTCGTCGGCGCGACGGGCGCGGGGACGAAGTTCGGCCACAGGGCCTGAAGGCGAAATGCGCGACCTCCCGCGCTCATCTGGAAGTCCGCGCCCCGGTTCCGACGCAGCGCGTCAAGATAGGCGTCGTAATCCGCGAAGGCGCCCATCTACTTCTCCACGAAAGCGAGGGAGCCGAGCAGTTCCGGCGCGGCTCCGGCGGACGGGATGAACAACAGCGACAGGCAGGCGTTCGGGTCTATCGCCGGGATACCCGGCAGGCCCGTTGTGTAGTCTCGCCAGCCCATCACGCCTGCCGCGCCGACCGGAATCCAGGCCAGAGGCTGGGCGATGGTGATGCCGAAATTGCCTGCGGTGCCCGTCGAGGCCGTCAGTTGCACCTGCTGGATCGCCCGCAGGCCGCTGTCACCCGCCGCGAGCGGAATGCGCTGCACACGGGTCACTTCGCGGAATCCGGTCCCGCCGATGTTGATCGTCGAGGTCTGGCCCGTGTTCCCGTCCTGATCGGTGTAGGTCATTGTCAGGGTCGTGGGGGTCGTGCCGATGGCGGTGTAAATCTCGTAAAACGCGAAGTTGCCGGACCCGCCAGTGTTGCGCGTCAGAGCCGGCGTCGGGGTCGTTCCCTGCACCGTCTGAGCCGTGGTCGAGGTTCCGTTGAGCCCGCCGATGTGAAAGAGCCGGTCATAGAGCAGGAAGACGCCAGAAACCGACGGCGCAATCGCCGCCCCGATCAGCCATTTTTCCCGCGAGCCGCCCGGAGCCGTGAACGGCAGCGCGCCGGTTGTCGTCCGATCCGGGATCGCCGCCGTTGTCGGAACCGCCCCGCCTGTCGGCATCCCATCATATTGCCAGAGGGACGCGCCCCGCCCCGCAATCGGCGCCGTAGCTGCAACCCCAGCAATTCGGGGCGTTTTGTGGAAAAAGATGTTCTCCGGCGTTCCGCTGTTGCCGCCCGTCTGCCGGTTGATCAGGTCGGATAGGTCTGTCAGAGCCGTCATGAACTCGCCCTCCAGCTGCGCCGTTCAGCCTGATCAGCCGTTGCCGTCCGTGATCGTGAAGCTGGTCACGCTCACCGTCTGTCCCGTGGCAATGGAGGTGTTGTTGAGGTTCAGGTCGGACCCGGATGTCGCCACATCGGCGTCCGCAATCGCCGTGGTCCCGTTGGACTGGAACACTCGGGACCATGAGGCCGTCCCGGTCGCCGCCGCCGTGCCGTTGCTGATCGCATTGGCCGTCAGGACGCCGCTGGCAGCCGCCGCCGCAAACGCCGTCGCGTTGCAGGTCAGCTCCACCAGCATGGTCTGAGAGGTGATGGCCGTACCCACATTGGCCGGCCGCGTCCCGTTGTAGATCCGCACCTTGGCGGAGGTTCCAATGCGGGTATTGAGCGCGTCCAGCATAGCGTTGCGCGTGGTCGTGTCGTACTTGATAGCCATCGGGTGCCTCAGAAGTCGGTGTAGAT